TTCACACTGTGGGCACCTGAGTACACCGGCCCCAAGTTCAATCTAATCCACTGTGACTTCCCGTACGGGATCAAAGCTGACACGCATGACCAAGGTGCATCGGCAGAGTTTGGCGGGTACGCAGATGGTAAAGATGTTTATGATAGTTTGATTGAAACTCTCACTGCAGCCATGGAAAATATTGTAGCCAAATCCGCACACATGATCTTCTGGTTCAGTATGAATTACTATGAGGAAACAAAAACCAAACTCGAAGCAATGGGATGGAAGGTAAACCCAATGCCACTCATCTGGCACAAGAATGATAACTCTGGTATCATCCCAGACCCGAACCGCGGTCCTCGCCAAATCTATGAAACAGCTTTCCTCTGTTCTCGCGGCGACCGCTTGATCGTGCGTCCAGTTGCTAACTTATTCTCAGCCCCCAACATCAAACAACATCACATGTCGCAGAAGAATGTAGGTATGTTGAAGCACTTCTTATCTATGCTGGTCGATGAAACAACTGTTATGCTTGATCCAACTTGCGGTTCCGGCACAGCCATCTTCGCAGCGGAAGAACTTAAAGCCAAGACAGTTCTCGGCCTTGAGTTCAACTATGAATTTTTCGAGCGCACTTGTGAAGCATGGGCGGATCGTGGTGCGAGTTTGGAACTTGATTTATAAGGAGAAATAAAATGAATACATGTTGGAAAGAGTTAATAGAAACTGCTATGGCCGATCATGGAGAAGTATGGGAAGATATAATAGCTAGTACATTCAAAGACGAGGAAGAGCTGGTTAAATTTTATGACGGCTATGGAGGACCTGCAGGTATCAGTTTTACGGCATGGACAGAAACTAGAGTATATTTTCCTGTCGTATATGACGGCGCAGAATGGGCGGAATCAGTTCCGCGTAATCCTTGTGACAAAGTTACTGGGCATGTAGGTGGATGGTAAATGAAAATGGCAATCGTCAGTGAGGCGTGGAACGAGAAGGAAGAGAAGTATCAAACTACCTTCCCGAAAGAGGACAGTCGTTGGTTCAACTATCTCCTAATGCTGGCTGGCATTTCGCGCAAGGACGTATTGATAACTTCAGTCTTCAAACTTCGTCCACGCCCCACAAACAAAATCGAAAACCTATGCGGCCCAAAAGAGACTGCCATTAAAGGTATGCCAATGTTGGAACGCGGCAAGTATGTTCAGGCAAAGTACGAACCAGAACTACTCCGCCTTCGTCAACAGCTAACCGACTTCAATCCTAACGTAACCATAGCTTTAGGCAACACACCGCTGTGGGCACTCACCAAACAAACAGGTATCAAACGCTACCGCGGCGCGCCAACACTTGGTTATGGAGATTTGAAAATCCTTCCAACCTACCACCCGCTTATGGTGAACCGGAATAGAAAAGACCTGCCAATCCTTCTGTCCGACCTGCAAAAAGCTAAGGCCGAAGCCGAGTTCCCAGACCTTCGCCGCCCGCAGCGTTTCATTCATGTGGAGCCAGACTATGCAGACATACTAGAATTCGAACGCGAGTATCTAACCAATGCCACTTCAATCTCAATCGACATTGAAACAGCTGGCAATCAGATAACCGAGATAGGATTTGCGCCGACCATAGATCGCGCACTTGTAATCCCATTCTTTGACGATCGCAAGGCCGATAAAAATTACTGGCCGGACCTCAAGACCGAAGTGCTAGTTTGGAAATGGGTTAAGAAGATTTGCGAACGCAAGTTTTTAATTTACGTAGGGCAGAACTACAACTACGACATGAGATTCCTGCTTGAAAGTTACGGCATTAAATGCTCATTCGCCAACCACGACACGATGCTACTCCATCACGCCATGCAGCCGGAAATGGAAAAAGGTCTCGGACTTCTCGGCAGCCTATACACTAACGAACGCGCATGGAAATTCATGAGACCTAAACACACAGTGAAAGAAGGAGATGTTTGATGAGTATATTAGAAGAAATAGGTTTAGACGGTGCATCAACTGGAGAGATTAAAAAAGCTACGATGGACTCCGACGACGGAACCGCAGGCCACAGCACAACCGAGCTTCTTGACACTCGCGAATTAACTCATGGCGACTACATTGACACAGCCCGTATCGCGCAACGGTTAAAGGGCATCATTCAGAATGAAGTCGAACATCGCAAGAACAGAGGTCAGGCCGCACTCGACTTTACAAAGCGCGAGTCTCTTGATCTAATGTGCACCAAAATATCACGAATACTTTCTGGCGAACCGACCGAGGAAGATCATTGGGATGATATAGCTGGCTATGCAAAATTGGGGAAACGATAATGAATAATTTTTATATGATTATCTCATTAATCATTACGTTACTTTTTGGTATAAGTTTAGGTTCATATGCTGCTATCCGTAGTGATTACACTAATTCTACTGTATATGTCGATAAACTTTCCACAATCTGCCAGTACTACCGCGGCCATGTTATTTACAATCATCAAGGCAACTACGCAGCTTGTATAAATCGCAATGCCTTACTTCCAATTAAGGAGGTATTGCAATGATTTATCTTGCGGCCCCGTTCTGGCACGAGGATGAAATTATTCGTCAATCACGTATCGATGCTTTGTCAGCTTTCCATGCACATCTAGTCAACCAAGAGCCTCGCAGCTTCTTCTTCAACCCGCTTACCAATTCCCTAGGCTGCGATGCACCGGAAGATTACTGGCGCGCCCACGGCATTCACATGCTCAAGTCCGCACAGTCTATGTATGTACTTTGTCTAGATGGATGGCAGCAGAGTAAAGGCGTGAAAGGCGAGATCGATCAATGCTATATTGAAAAACTGTCCATCCATTATTTTGACCCAGCTACATTTAAGGAGTGGGATATATGATACCGACAGAAGTTTTTGAAATTGCAAAGTACCTTGCTGAAACTATTAACGGAGGAACTTGGGAAATAGATTATACAGAAACACAACAACAAGTATGGATCAAGCGCGCTTGGACTGTGTATAAACTAGCACACAATGCGAAGGATTAACCCATGTCTTTATTCACTGTATCTACCGGAGACTTTGCCGTCTTACAAACCAAAGGTGTGTTTATCCAAGAAAAACTCTACACGCTTAACGGACGTTTATTCGCACAATCAGGTAAAGGATTTATAGGACTCTATGCAGATAAAGCCACAACAAAACCTGACACACGAATATACTATCTTGAAACAGATAAGTACATCTACAAAGATGCGACCGGCAGATTATATTATAAGAAAGCCGCTGACCGTACACTATTTAGAGGTTAACCCATGAAAATCCTGAACACAGCAGATTACGAGACCGATGCAGACCTGCGTAAACTCTCACTCTTCGAACAGGAAGCTCTCTACAACGGCTTTGACTGCTGTGTTACACTTGAGGTTCTCGAAGTTCTTCTTGCCGAACTAGAAGCGCCGGACCTAGCCACATACCAAAGAAGTCTCGCACTTCGCCAACCCATCCTCGAAATGACTATGCGAGGTATTCGTGTCGATCCATACCAGCGGGAAAAGATTCGTCTCGAGTTTATGGATAAAAAGGTACAACTCGAAGAACAGCTCAACCGACTCTTCGTGGAAGGCATAGGCCAAGAACTAAACTACCGTTCGCCCAAAGATATGGCGACACTGTTCTACGGCATACTAGGTTACAAACCTATTCGAAAACGCAACGCAAAGACAGGTAAGTACAACCCTACCACTGACCGCGATGCACTCGAAAAGCTATCAGTCAATTTTCTTGCCCAGCCTATCTGCGCCCACATGCTTTTACTCCGCGATCTGGACAAGAAGCTCGGCTTCCTTAAAACAGGTATTGATCCCGATGGCCGTATGCGCGCCATGTATAACATAGCCGGAACAAACACAGGCCGACTTGCATCCAAGCAATCCGAGTTCGGAACCGGCACTAACCTACAAAACATTGACCGCGCACTCCGCACAATCTTTATCCCAGACGATGGAATGAAATTCCTCAACATCGACCTTGAACAGGGTGACAGTCGAAACATGGCTGCGATGATGTGGAATTTATTCGTAGAAGAACACGGTGAGGCTTTCGCCGGAAGTTACCTCGACGCATGTGAGTCCGGCGATCTGCATACAACTGTTTGCGCGATGGCGTGGCAAGAGTTAGATTGGCCCGAGGATAGAACAGATCTTAAAGCTATGAAAGCCGTAGCCGAGCAAATGTTCTATCGTCAGGACTCCTACCGTCAAACCGCCAAGCGCCTCGGACACGGAACAAATTACCTCGGTCAACCACACACAATGGCATCACACACAAAAACTCCAATCAAGATTATTCAGACATTCCAGAAAAAATATTTCAGCGCATTTCCAGTCATACCAGAATATCACAATTACATCAGACACAGCTTAAAAGAATATTCAATGCTGACCAATCTACGAGGCCGTCGTCGTATGTTTTTCGGACGCGCCTCCGACCCTAGTGTTATTAATGAAGCCGTTGCCTATCCATCACAATCCGATACTGCGGAAGCTATTATCGCAGCCATGCTTAACGTATGGAATAAGAACATGCCGGTTCATATCCTGAACCAAGTGCATGACAGTTTACTCTTCCAAGTAGATGAAAACGCTTGTGATGAACTCACGCCAGAAATTCTCAAAGTGGCCGAGGACAGATTGATCCTCAAGAAGGGCCGAGAGTTTTTAGTTCCTAATGAAGCCAAGACTGGCTGGAACATGGGCGATGTTATATACAACAAAGACGGCAGTAAGACAAATCCATTGGGACTTTCAAATTGGTCAGCTGACGGGGACAAACGAACTCCCCCGAAACGTAAGAAGTATATTTCAATACTAGACCGATGAGACCAATATGCGTAAGCTACCTAACTGGCTTGATGGACTTTACGACTACACAGGTGGAATGTCCTCGCCGGAGATATTCAGAACGTGGGCAGGTATATCAATCATATCTGCAGTACTAGAACGCAAAGTGTTTCTTAACACAGCCATCGGAGTACTCTATCCAAACTTATACATCTTTCTAGTTGCGCCTCCAGGTGTTGGTAAGTCCGTCCTGACTGCGCTATCTTCCCGCGTTGTCCAATCTGTAGGCCGAGTCCATCTTGCCTCATCATCCATAACTCGTGCAACCTTGATCGAGGAATTGAATGATGCAGTTCGTACTGTGAGCAAGGGCGGAACCCCGCAATCATACAATGCCCTTTACGTATGCTCGAACGAGATGGGTGTGGTATTGCCTTCCTACGACATGGAGTTTATGAACAAGCTTACAGACATTTACGACAACCAACCTTATTCAGAGAAGCGCCGTAACGCCAAGCATAATGTGGAAATCAAGAAACCAACTATCAATCTCATGGTAGGCGGAACGCCTGGCTATCTAGGTGAAGTGCTTCCAGATGTAGCTTGGGAACAAGGCTTCATGTCTCGCGTGATCCTTTGCTATGCTGGTGAAAGCCCTCGAGCTTCTCTATTCAATATCCGCGAAAGCGATCAGGAATTATACGGCAAGATCATATCTGACCTTAAGCAAATCGCCACACTGCAGGGCGAGTGCACATTCACGCCGGAAGCAGCTGAAATCCTTGACCAGTTCTATATGAGCAAAGGCGATGCAACCGCGCCGCTTCATCCGAAGATGCAACATTATAACACCAGACGCCCCGCACATTTGCTTAAATTGTCCGTGGTGGCGTCCGTGATCGAAAAGGATGATTTGGTAATTACGGGGGAGAACGTGCGTCAGGCGCTTGAATGGCTTACGGAAACGGAAGCAACGGTTCCGGAAATATTTGCGGCCATGCGTGGCGGCGGCGACCAAGCAATCATGAAAGACACATGGTACCACGTATATACATACAACCGCAAACATAACAAGCATCTTCCAGCTGCATCCGTCCTTGCCTTTATGTCACAACGCGCCGCAGCCGATAAGATAACATACATCTTAAAGCTTATGGAAAATGCAAAACTGTTGGAGAAAAAGCAGGGAGGGTATTGGGCCAAAGGCGAGCCCAACACTTAATCATTTATTTATCTGCAGCCAGATATCTTCAACTCGACGGGCAATTGTAGAGGCGATATGTACACATTCGATATTAGTCGCTTCAATATTCTCCATTGTTGTTTCCATTTTAAGAAAACGTTTTTCAAGGTCTTTAATCGTCACACCAGCTTCAGTTTTCTTAATGCCTCGCGGCGCCTGAAACCTATACATTATTGACGGAATTAATACCGCAAGCATAAGCGAAACTAGAGGCCAGCCCCCAACTTGAAATGCCTCCACAAAAATCGCACTTACATTATTCAGGTCCATGTTCACCTACCCCTAGTCGTATACCTTTAATCTCCCCGTTTAACCTGTGAATTACAGGCAGCAATATGTACGGCAATAAAAAGAGAAACAACACACACCCCCACAGTGCGCCCGCAGAAAAGAAGAACAGACCGAAAGCCAGCATGATAGTACAATGCCCTATACATGCTAATGTTCTTAGTAATCGTGAATGCAATTGACTTCTTCCGTTCCAAATCAATGCTGCGATATGGAGTGAAGAAACACTGACCATACACAAGCCCCAGTTTAATATACCAAATTCGCGCCAAGGATCATATACCGGACTCGCAAAAACAACAGGTAAGAATATAAAAAATATTCCTGATATACCTGTATACAGTGCGATCCCTAATTCAAGGTAACGAATTGATACAACATCAGGCCGTTTATCAGAAAACCATAGCATAAAAATAACTCCTTATACCAACAACAGTGTAAGATAACAACCATCTTGCTCAATGGACGGTGCTGTAGTACTATCCCAAGTCCATTCGATTTGCACACGAAATTTATCACCTTGCGTTAAAGCAACAAACTTACCAGAGATAACGACATTACCCTCATTTTGGTTAGAGTCTCTCGTTGCATAATTCGTACCAACTGCAACCGTTTCCCAAGCGCTGCCCGCATTCGGAAATTTCTCGAGTGTCATCTTAAGCCCTAATCTATTAGCTAACGTAGCTGCGATTTGTATAAAAAACATTGCGTCGTGTTGGGCAGCTTTTTCGTTAATTGTGATCTCTCCTGAAGCATAAGCTAGCCCTGCGTCCATATCAGAGTTAGTCCATGTTACAACAACCTCTTCTCCGTTTGTACCAGGTGTATTTGTTATTTCCGTTAACGCACCTTTTTTAGAGGTTTGTGGTGTAGTGACTTGATCTGTAGCTTTATCTACCCTAAAGACTGTATCACCCGCTTTATTTACTATAAGTAAATTGTTTGCAGAGGTACTACGTACTCGCCAAACTATCGGGCTTCCAGTATCATTTTCTCGAAACTGGACCTCCCTGTTACCGCTGTTACCGTCGCCTCCGAGAACGATGATAGGATCATCTTTAGTTACATACATATCCTCATTTTCAGAAGCATATGTTTCATAGGTACTTGTAGTTAATGCTACAGCTATCCGCCCTTCATCAGTCAATTTATATACTTGACCAACTAGTAACCCACTAGAACCTGCTAAAGAGTCTAAGGCGGCACGAGTTCCACGTTTATGTTGAATATCAGGCATATTAGAATGTTCCGCAATCAACTGTACCGACAGCAAGAGTTACAAAAGCGTCACCGCCATCTTTGGTCCAAGTCATAGACGAGTTCATGCGAACAATTCCATCTGTGCCATCTGTGCCCCAGATATACCCAGCAGTACCGCCGCTAACAACAGCAACAAGTTCGTCTGTAGAGCCGGCAGGGATATTAAGTGCAGTTTTAAATGCATCAAAAGTTACCTTCTTTTCCTTAACGCCAGTTGCGCTGGCATCGTGCATAATCAAAAAATCAGCTGCACCTGAAATTGTACCCATCGCAACTAGTGCATCAATTTCAGGTACAATTGGAACACTAGTAGTAGCATCTGTCGCAAAGCGCGCTGTACCGCGATCCGTATGCAAAAAGAGTTCACCTGCAAGCATACCTGTTGTAGGCTGATTAGCTAGAAGTCCGCGTTTATTTTGTAATGTAGGCATAATATATTTCCTTAATTAAAAGTTCCAAGGTCAATTGTCTCAACACCCAAGTTTGTTCTTGCTTGAGTTTTAGCTGTTGGCGTATTAAATTCTGCCAACCGTTGAGTTTGCGCTAAATATGTATCACTCAAATTTTCCCAACCTGAATCATAATCTGTTCCACTGTTTTTAGTCAGTGCATGACCAGTACTGCCGCCAGCTGGCACGTTACCGCTTCCACCCCCTCCTATTGTTGCCGGAATATTGTGATAAACTTTCATTACAGGTCCTCCTCTGTCAGCACAATTGTAACAGTAGAGTTGCCGCGAATATAAAGAGATTGACCGGTCACCATTCGCCATGTCACCATATCATTAGGGCGCAACATATGTCCTAATAGATTATCTGTAACTGAGTCGCCTACATAAAATTCGCAGGACCCATTACGTGGAGTTAACGTAAATCCTGTAGGTCCATCAAGATACTTTACATAGGCGCCTGTAAGAATTTGATTAATCGTGTTTGGCATTTAGCCCTCCGCAATTATATTTCTTAACGCGCCCTTGATTTTTAGCGATACCTACGGCCGTTGGGCGCGCCTTCGTCACAAGGATTTGATTGACCTCTGCAGAGGCCTGAGGAATATCCACAAGCACATCACAAGGTTCAATACCCACTGTCGTACAACCACTAACAGCCGCCAATAGCATCGCACAACTCATTGTCGTTAAAGCTTTCCGCTGTAAGATCGATCTCTTTTCCATCCTTAATCACCTTTACTTTAGCTTCGGCAAGATCGGCAATGATGTCAGCCTTTCCCGCCTTATACATTTCCTGCCCGAAGATAAACAAACCTCCGATAATGGCCACAGCTATGATTGCATATTTCCACATAATCTACTCCTTAGGTCCAAGTAGTTCCTTCACCTGTTTTATCCCGCAAGTACATATTGCCCAACGCCGTAGCAAGCAGCACCCATTTGAGCAGTTCTTCGGGCAGTACCGCACCGACTTCCGGCATAGATAAAACCACCATAGCAGTACTTAGCAAATTAAACCAGTATGTCCGCGAACGATACCAAGGTTTCTTTCCATAACTTTGTTCTGTAAGCAATTTAACCATTAGAATAATCCTTTAAAAAATGCTTCAATCTTTTCCCAAAACTCTGCAATCGCTGCGCCGACACCTAAGGCGACAACTGGCACTACAACCGGAGGCTTAGGCTTCTTAGCAGGCTTGTCCATTTCAGGACTCCACGGCGTATCTTTAATACGTGACCATTTACCGAGAGCGTTCGCCAACTTCACGTGGTAATTGTTTCGTGCATAAGCTTTACCGTTATAGCCATTGGCAAAGCCTCGACAACTATCTGGATCAAACGGCTGACAAGCGCGCAATTCATCATCGAGCTTGTTGTTTAGGATAAACTGCACAACACCTTCCAGCTGCAAATCCTCATCTTCCTTAAACGCCCGAACCATAGATTGTACAGAAGCGTATCCAGCAAGTTTATGGTTAAAGCCCATAATCTGACCTAGCCCCCACGAAGCGGATTTAAGAGCTGCCGTCTCATCAATCTTAATAGCCTTAAGCAGTTTATCATACTGCTCTGACTCCTTGCCGTATCCACCGGCGCGAGTGTTAGCCAAACCCGCTTTCACCGCACGATCTAGTTTTTTCTTATCGCCAAGCTTTTTTAACTCCCGATAAAAGATATGTCGTTCGAAGAGGATAACTGATCGGCCGAGTGAATCATGTCCTCGTCCTCGCGTTTCAACATCGAGTATCATATGAATACGGTCTTCACCTACTCCAAGACGGTGTCCGAGTCGCGGTAAATCCAAATCCTCAATGCGTTTCGCTGCACCAACAAAATCAATACTCATTTTACTCTTCCTCCTTCTTCACGTCATCAGTTTTATTTTTAAAACTTTCGACCTGTTCTTGCAGTTTCGCGCATTCAATTTTGTACTTCTCAACTGTCTGACGAAGTTGCATAACTTCCATTTGTTTTTCTGCCAGTAAGGCGATGATGGCTGAGTCCATTTTTAGTCTCCTTTATGTTATATCGACTGAAGTGCCGTTCTTCCAAATCTTGTTTGCTCCGGTAGGGGCAGAGGTTGGAAGGTTATTAAACTCTACCTCACCATTGCCGTGAACTGTGATTATCACAGTATCACCCGACTTGATTATAAGCTCTTGGTTTGGTGCATCATACTGCCAGCCACCTTCATTGTTTGAAGCCGGTGTAGCCGCCCACCATGACGCAGTGCCGGAGTTCGGGATCATAACGCTCATACCCGCATTGCCGTTACGTTCAAGCAAGAGGGTATCGGCGCCAGTGTTGGGCGTTACCCCTGCACCTGTACTGCCTTCCCGAACATGGAATTGACCGAGCAAGGCACCAGTTGCTTGCGTTGTGCCGTCACTCAAATCGTGGAACACATTGACACCAACACGGTTATTACTCAAATCGCCAACTAGCATAGGCGTAGCATTGACGCCGCCATCTTGCAGAATGAAAATCTCATCAAGATCAGTCGAAGCAATACCAGCTTTTTTACCGATAAGGATTGACGCCTCAATCGTATCGATGTCCGGCCCGACATTGAAGCCGATAGCTGTCACGCCCTTCAACTTATAATCGGTAATCGATGTCATTTTGTGTGCCGCGTCAGTATAGTCATACGCTTGGTCGAGCGCGTCCGCTCCGATAACAACACTGTTCGAAGTTGAGATTGCAATCGGCACAACCTTAGAACCAAGCAAGACGGAAGTTTCATTTGCCAACGTCCACTCACCGGCATTGTAGCCCACTGCCACCATGTCGATATTATTCATCGAATATTCGAGTGCGCTCCGACCCACTACAGCGGCACGGCTGCCAAACAAGTGCGACGCCATTGACTTATAGCCAACTGTCGTGATGTCTCCACCAAGCGGCGCGTGGATTAACGCATCCCGCCCGATAGCGATATTGTTTTCAAAATCAGTTTCAGCCGTTGGGACGCGCGTTGATTTAACGTCACCAACTGTCAAAATTGAAGCACTCGTTGGATTTAGATCATCAGTATAGGTTGAAGCCGTAACACCGTCCAGAAGATCAAATCGGATATTTGCATAGCGATCTTCAAACTTTTTCGCGGTCCAAACACTAAGTTTATCATCATCCCAAAAATCATGTTCATCTGCAACTGGAGTAGCATTGCCACCCCACTTCATTGCATTGGACCCGATAGCAATATTGCGATTGCCGAAAGTCAAATGCTGCATAGCAGACGCGCCGAACGCATCGAGATATTGCAAATCAGTGGCATCTCTTGCGGCACCCGAACCGACAACGGTACTACGCAATGGCGTCAATGCCCCCGCGCCTGCCCTGTCACCTATCAGAGTGAAGAAGCGGCTTGAGTTTTCATCAAGATCGACCGCCTTTCCTGCACCTGGCCCTGCAACAAATCCCAATCCGCGTTTATCGTTCGCATGAAGGTTCGCAAATATATAGTTTGGCGTCGATGCAATATCCCAAAATGTTGAGTCTGTAAAACTGTTACCGTCTCCAAATTGAACCTTGCCAGGACCGTAATATAGACCTGTAGGTTCAACGCCAGTACAGACATAATTACCTGCTGGAATATAAACGGGACCAACTGTTCCGGCCGTTTGGGCCGCATCCGCCGCCGTGAAGGCTGCAGCATCATTAGTCACGCCATCACCGACCGCACCATAGCCTTTCAAAGTAGGCTCTAACGCAGACGCTGCGGCTTCAGCTGCAACCTTTGCTGCTTCAGCTGCTGTTGCGTAACCTTCCGCATTAATAATATCATCTGCACTACCGCCATCAACTAGATTCCCATTCGAATCAGTCTTATAGAACCGGCCTTCAGCTATGGTTTCAATTGTAGGTCCAGCACTACCAAACTCCGCTTTAACCGTTCGGCTCAACTCGCGATCAATTTCTTGAGCAATCTTAACATTCTTGTCGAACTGCTCTTCAATCGCCGCAGTCGACACGGAGTTAATATCATTGCCTTCATACAATTGTTGCACACTGGTTTTACCTACAATAGCTATAGCCACACTATCGGCAGGCGCGGTAGTAAAGGTTATGGTTTTCGGGTCAAGACTTACGCTGTACAGCCCTGACGAGATTACAACATTGGAGAGATAAACCTCAACTTCTGTTGTACTCTCCAAATCGAAATCGTAGGTATAAACGGTTTGTATGCCATCGCCTACGGCAGTAACAACACGATCATTTACTGAAATGGTCATTAATTAGCTCTCTTTTCTGGAAGTTGTTCCTTTATCTGATCTTCAAGAAGTGTGAACAATCCTCGAAGATAGAATATATTTTGATACGGAAGCAAGGCTCTAGCTTGCCTCACAGTTGATTGTGTTGGATCATCAATTGCTGTCAGCACGTTAAGCGCCCTACTTGCAAAGTCATAACTCGGACCGAGTATTTCGCCGAGCACATCTGTACCTGCACGACGTGTAGTTCGTTCGCCGGAGAAACTAGCATACTCACTTGTCGCGGGAATACGTTCAGCTACTCTTTGCGCCATGTCGAAAGCGCCGAGAATGCCGGAGCGGCTGATACCTTCGTCGAGCCATTTCTCAATAGAAGCATCCTCCATACGTTTCTTAGCTTCGCCGCCGACAAGAGTTGAATGAAGGAAATAGCCCACCATACCAAGTCCGACACCTGAGATGATTGAATTGGCGATCGCCGCATCGGGCGTTTGCAAACTAGCAGCAAGCGTCTTACTGTGTGAAGCTAGGCCAAATGACTTAAACTGCCAGATCAGACGCGATGCAACACTAGCATTGGTAAAGTTGGGAAGCTCCAATCCAGGTTCAATAATTGTGTCAGTTGATAGTTGCTGGAAAGCTGCCTTATATGCTTGTGCTGCTCCTTCATCAGTCCAATCCTCAATATTCGCAATATGCACACCGTCGATTATAGTTCCGGTTTCTTTCAGTTGCTCGTGGATACGAAGCGCAAGCCCGCTATCAATCTGTAAATACGCAAGGTCTTCTCGCGCCCGATCAATTTGTTTTGCGGTACCTTTGCCCTCGATAACCTTTGTCAAATCATCTGACATTTTCGCGGAAGAAACTACATGGTTGAAATCTTTCATGGCGCGCGTCCAGTAATTGAACAAAGCCAGATTACCAAACTTAGATGAGGCAGTGTGAATACCACGTTCGACAACTGTATTACCCACATACTGATCAAGTGTATCTGCAAATGCGGTTGCGCGAGAGTGAAGAACAGGATCAAGACCTACGCCCATCAATCGCGCTTCCTCGGCACTCAGCTTCATCCCCTTCATGCCGTTAATAAACGGAACCATAGCTGTTCGCATTGTCCGAGCTAGTCCGTTCTTCAACACAATCTGTTTCGGGTCCGAGATAGAAGATACTGCAACTGAACCCATGAACCGCATGTTATTAAGATCAAGCAAGGCCTTTCCACCACGAGCTACAAATCCATCAGTATTATCTGGAATGCCATAAGTATGACGAAGCCGCGCAACAGCTGTCATAATGTTCCGCATGTTCTGGCTGTGGCGTTTATCGAGAGACTTCAACTGCGCTTCAGTAGCTCCATCTTCTTCAGCTTTCAGCTTGATCGCCACATGCTCAGCATTCATTTCATCACGAACACCTTTCAAATCGACATCGCCAAACGCGCGCTTCAGCTCTACATCGGCCCCAACTTGTCGAACGTAATCCCGTACAACTCTTTCCGCGTCAGTCACGAGAAAGTCGAATATTTCACTCGACGGAATAGAAAGGACTCGAGCAAGTTCTGAACCTCGCTCTTCCGTAGCCAGATCAATGCCACCAACCTTGTGATTATATTTCATAATCTTATTGTGCGTTTGTTCGGCGCGTTCTGCCGCAACATCTCGAATAAGTTCTGAACCACCTGCATGATTCCAGTCCTCAATCCCGAGTTCCCGCATACGCCCATCAAGGTAATCTTCGACCCGCGCAAACTTCGTTTTGGTTGCTTCAACCCTCGATTGGATAACTTCACCTACGCGCTTCGGATCGAGGTCCTCAATCTTCTTCTTAATCTTACCGATGCGTTCGCCGCGAGACAGCGTAAGTTTGTTCACACTTTCCGTGCTGTCCAGTGCGTGACGCTCCAGCCATGCGGCCACGGTTGCGCGATTGTCAAGTGTGTCTGACAGTTCAAGACGTTGGGCTTCAAGTTTCTCAAGCTTTTCCCTCGTACGTACAAGCGTAGCTTTGGCGCGCTCTGCAGTTTCATCTGTTTTAGCACGATCTAGCCTTTTCTCTGCTCGGGCCAGTCGATCAATCAACATCTGATCCTGCTCGCCCATAAGTTTAAGTTCTTTACGCAGCCGACGTTCGCCAATTGTATTAAGCTCTTTCCCAAGCTTCTTACCTCTTGCAAGAACTCTTCGAAAACTGTTTAGAGCCTGATCCCCAACCCTATCCAAAAGCTCGAGTTGCTTCTGGCGCTTTTCCTCAAAAGCCCAATAGGTACGATCGAGGTCTCGCAATCTCCGCTTAATATCTCGTTTGGCTGTACGCTGGTCAGCAGTTGCTTCACGGAGCGCCTTACTTTCCTCTTTGATTTCTTCCAATCTTGCTTCGAGGTTACTTCCTCCGTTACCTTCTTTCTTCGCCTTCCGTAGTTCTCTTGCTTCACGTCCGAGGGCTTTGAGTTCAAGTTCATCAGAAGTCTCCCCTAAGTTTTCAAGATCAGCTTTGAATTGTTCGCGGCGCGCTCGCGCAGCTTCTTCATCGAGACTCAAATCATCGAGAAGATCATCGCGGAGTTTTTTCGCGGAAGCGTAACGGTCATTGCTTTTCGCCACTTCGTCAAGCAAACGAGCTTCGTAATGATCCGCAAGTTTATTGATAAATTCTGTCGGATGGCGGGCGATAGCTTCCGTGTCGTATATACGAGTGAAGTATGACTCTTCGTCAAAGTCTAGTTCATCGAACAACCCTACCGCTTTGGCTTCGCGCAACATGGGATCGAAAACTTCAGCCCGAAGAATTTGCGCAGCTGCTTGCACCTCTTTAATAGGGTGTGTATCATTCTCAATCAAAGCTCGTGATACTTCTTTATTAAACGCGGGACGATCCAGCTTGTCTCCAGTTTGCCGGAATGTTGAAGCCAAGCGAGCTTTAAGTACTCCGGTTTTACCCTGCTTGGCGTTATACAGATATTCGGCATGTAACTCATCAAGCGCGATTGTAGCTTTATAAACCTTAGCATTGTGCAACTTAACGAGTGCTTCAACGGTACCACCTGGATTAGCGGCAATGCCCCTCACATTATTCTCAAAGCGAAGTCCTGCCACGCCAAGTTTCATCATAGCGCGACGAGCTGCATTGTGCGTACCCTGTGAAACCGTTTGCACGATGGGCGATAGAAGTTGTGCACCTGTAAATCTAATCGCGCGAATATTCTTCAATCCACCTGCATCTGCATCACCGGCAAATTGCGCACCAGCACCTGCACCGCCCGAACTAGGAATAGTAGAAGGCGGCACAACATTCGGCCCTTCTTGCACGACACGTACAGTTGACTCCCCTTCATACAGTTTTCGTCTCAGCCCTTGTTCAGGGTCATTAGCAATATCATCTCGGATTGATCTGATCAGCTTCCGCCCATCAATACCCTCTTCCTCGAGCATCGCTTTAACTTCTGGAGTGGTCCGCCATTCTTGTGCATACTCATCAAAGCGTTTAAGAAGCTTTTCATCAACTCGCGCTAGTTCTTTCTCAAGCGCTTTAACCTGTTGTGACGGATTGGTATCAACGATCTTTGTAGCTTGAAGTTCATCAAGTTCAGCTTGAAGTTTCTCGGCTTTCTTACCTGACGCGCGTGCCAATCGGCTTTCAACATTTCCAATCTGCGCGGCAACTTCATCTGAAACGGCTCCAAATTTAACGGCTTTCAATGCGCCAAGCTCATCCGCAAGTGCTTGGCGCGACTGACGGATTGAAGGATCAAGTGTGTCTATGAAACCCTCAAGATCAGAACGAGCCGCTAATGTAGAGAAAACATTGTCGCCATACGTCTCACGAATTTGCGGAGGTGCGAATAGGGCAGTGTCTGTGCGGATGGCTGTTTGCCAGTCACCTTCCACTAGCGGCTCGGTCACGATTTCGCGTGTGCCATACCCATTATTAATTGATGAAGCCATACCTTCCTCTGGCTGCGTCTTAGTGTATTCTGGGAAGGTAGTTTCAAATTCACGAATAAGCCTACGCTCTTGCCAACCTTTAAGTACGTTCGCGCCTGTACCGATCACACCGCCAATCACACCTCCAGCAATCATCGCAGTGAGGGACTCATCAATCGTACGAGTCTCTTGATTGAGTTGCAATGGAATTTCAGCAATACCTGCGGCACCTACGCCCAATGCTGCAGCAGCGCCGACAGCCTTAATTCCTCGGTAAGGTCCAAGCGCGGGAATTAACATAGTTGGGGAAGCGACTCCACCAGCCATTGCACCGAAGAAACCACCCCAACCACCGGAGGTAGAAGCTTGCCGAAGCCTGTTTTCCTTAGCAATCTTATTAGCGAGATAATCCCATTCAGCCTGCGACCCAGCTTCTGCGAAATTATTCCTATATGGCGAGTCCCAAAACGAACTAGCTTTTGTTACACTCAACACATCAAATTCAGCATCACGTTCGAATGTCGGCGCAGTTAGAATTTCATAAGCTGCTTTAACATCAGACTCCAACTGAAAACCAGCCGAGAAGCTTGTGTAAAAATCAGGCTCAGCACTAGACATAGGTTCCGGAGAAAAGCTGGGTACCTGTGCTTTACTAGTAGGGGCGTTATGAATAAATTCAGCCATTACGGTTTAAATACCTCAATGTTTCCTCCGCGCCCTTGTATGGCGTCTCTGCGTCTTGTAGGGTCTACGTCCATTGTATCAAAAATCGGTGCCGTACGCAAGCCTTGTAATTGTTGCCTCTTAGCTTCATCTTCAGCTGCGGCCTGATCGCGAAGCTTAATAAATTCTTCTTCATCGGCTGCAGAAAGCTTATCATCAAACTCGAAATTCATTCGAATTACATCGCCGCTTGCGTTAGTTAATGAGCGTATAATTCCGTTCGCGCCCATGTAGGTGATACGGTAGGTTGGAGGAATTGCGCCCTCCACACCAGTCTTATATGCATTGGCTTCTTGCTGTGTTTGCTTGTCTGAAATGAACTCCACCCATTGAGGCGCAGGCATACCGATCCGCTTAAAGACTTGCTTTTTGATCCAGTCGTAGTTACCTTTAACAGGTTTATATCCTGCTTTTTCGGGAGGCGTACGCATGAATTGTGGTTTGCCGCCAATATCAGTCACGCCCCAGATTTTATTAACTGACTTGAGTGTAGCAGCTTTAGCCTTATCCACATCTCGATAGCGTTTGTATTCTTCCGTGAAGATTTGGCTGTAGTCATTCATCAATCCAACTCGTTGGCCGGGAATGAGGGATTCTTCCGTAAGACCAAAACTGCCAAAGCCCAAAAGCCCTCCATTGACGGAGTCCAGTACTTCCTCAACTACATCGAAGTCTTTGAGAAGTTCCCGCGCTTCGGTTTCAAAAATCTTAGCTTCTTGGCGTTCAGCTTGAGTCTCAGCCCTATTCTGAACGCGGTTCAAGTTTTCCTCAGTCAGCGTCTTGTTTTGGCCGGTTTCCCACGCATCAAGCTCTTTAACAATTTGTTCACTGACTTGGTTCTCAAAGGCCACAGGATTAGCTTCGCGGAGTCGCGCCAAAGAGTTATATCCATAAGCAGCTTGATCCACATTACCGCCCTGCGTTCCTGCGTAAAGCAGTCCAGTCATGTCCGGCGGAAGCATACTCATCTTCGCAAACCGTGGAATGGCGACGTCAGTTATATAGTCTTCGTCTCGCGCATTAACAGCTGTAACACCATCTTCCCCGAACATCGCATTAGCTTGTTTCTTATGATCTGAGTTTTTCGCATCCCAAATGCCGCCATTCTCATAACGATCATTGCCGAGTTGATAGTTTGTCAGATCATCAACTTGCGCATCGATTAGAGAGTAAGCGCGGTTAATGTCAGCAAAGTCGGTGAGAATACCTTCCTTACGGAGATTGTCCACATCGACGCGACCATGGCTGCCGTCGAGAATGCCAACCATAACTTCGTTAATTCTCTGATTGTCTGCGACTTCCTGTTGCTTGAGAAGTGAGTTGAAGTTAAGTGTAGCTTCACGTTCCGCATCAGCTGTCAATGCGTCACGAGACTCGAGCGTAAGGTTTGAGAATGCGCTGTCTGAGTTAATATCAGAATAATCAGCAAGACTTTGTCCACCATCAGTAAACGCTTCCATGAACTGATCGAAAGACATTTTCTTAACGCCTTCCCACTGTGTTCCTAGTGCGCGTTTAATTGCCTTAAAGTCTCCAGAACTTACAAGCTCATTAACAGTTTTCCCTGTAATTTCTTGAATAGTTTTTTGTGCCCAATACCATCCAGCGCGGTCTTGTGAAGCAGGACTAAAGTCCGTAACACCTGCACCTCTTGCCGCCGCATCCCATGTAGAGTCGATAAATTGATATTTACCTGATGCTGTACTCTTTTGCCCTGCGTGAGGCCCGGAAGCAATCACCGCGCCAATTCTAGGATGATCCGCAAATGAATTAACTTTTTGCGCACCGGCAGCTCCGCCATAACGAATATCATAGCGGCCACCAGACTCAGGCACTGCAATCGCATTCAAAATCCCACCCGCAATAGGAGGAAGATTAGTAGCTTGCATCCCGCCTGCAGGTCGCGCAAGTGACGTAGCTTTTGCAGTTTTAATTTTGTTCTTATAAGCAACGGCCCCAAGAGCAACATCAGCTTTAGCGATCTCAGCTTCTTGCTCAATGTCCGGCAGATCAGTCGCCACAATTTGTTGGTGCAGTGCCGCCCGAACTTCTTCCAATCTTTCAGGATTAGCGTCCAGATCAATCTTATTCTTTTCCAACTGTTCATTAATCTTAGTTGTATAGAATAGATCGCGTTGTTTGTTTCCAAACTCAAATGCATCAAGTACAACTGATTGTTTGAACTGACTTGTCCGCGCTTCGAACTCTTGTTGGTATTCAGTCGGAACGCGGTTCAAATACGAGGCACGCTTTTCCTCATACAGTGAGTCAGCTTGTTCAAAAAACTGCGCTTCATCCAAAGTCGTATCGCGCTTCAGTTCTTCCACTGACATTTTCACATCAGTTTCAAACTCACTATAAGCCGACATTTGATCAAAGCGACCTGTAGCTTTTTTCCGCTCTTGAATAACTTCCAGCGCGCCGCCAAATGAGGTCAACGCTCGGCCAAGCCCTGCGCCAAAGCTATCCGCAGAGAATTGTACATCAAGCCCTCGTTGCTTAATGTTCGAAGGTTGAACAGTTCCTAATCCTTTTGGTGGGGCAATGATTGGCATTAAACAAGTACCTGTGGTCTAGGAGTTGGAGTAGGGAAGAAGTTTTGTCTCTGCGCTTTCTTCGCGCCGCCGACAAATGTACCAGCTTGCAAGAAACTACCAAGCGCAGAACTCACGCCAGAGATTGTGTTTGCCTTGCTCTGTAGCCCGATAGATGTAGCTTGGTTTTTAAAGTTAGTGGCCTCAAGTTCACCGGACTGACGGATACGCAGTGCGTCAAGTCGTGCAGCTTCTTTAGCTGCGATACGATTTTTCCGCGCCGAACCTGACGTAGCAGAAACGCCGGAACTTGTAATTGCATTAAGCTGATCACCGATCATAGCACGAGCAGCATTGTCTTGCTCCATTTGTGCAATCTGCGCATTTTCAATTGACTTGTTTGCATTATCGTTTGCGACCTCTTGATTAAATTTCGCGATCTGCGCATTCTGTTGTACAGCTATAAGCGATGTCACGCCAGACAGCGCAGCACCAGCAGCTTTGAATAATGTAGCAACGCCTATTCCGGCCATGTGAATACCTCAGGTTGAGTCGTTGAAGGTACAAAGCCTAACCACTTTGCAAACCTTTGATTAACTTTATTATCTTCAACGAGTAAAATAATTTGTGAGTTGTCTTGCATAAATTCTTCTACACGAGTTTTTGCAGCAACAGCCACTCGCGCAGTGAAACCGTCAAACGGAATAAGGCCGAGATAAGGACGTCCACTGAATGTCATTTTGTACAAACCAGCAAGCCCGACAATAACTCCACCATATTCCAACGTCTTAACTTCTGTCAGGAAGTTTGTTTCAAACAGTTTATTATTCTTATCTGCAAGTTTTTGCGCAGAAAGAATATCAATCGCCATCAAGTTCATCACCGATGATTACCTCCATTACTACAGAACACACTTCAGTTGGATACGCACCATTCGCCTCCCAATAGAAAGCAGAGTCCTCAACATAGTCACTCGGAACCCATGTGTCAGAGAACTTGGTCGTGAGAACTTTTCCATTCTCTGTTACAGGGTTATCATCAACATCGAGCAGTTCCACATCATCTGCATCACTACCTACATAGATACCCTTGGACATAACAATGCGTAGTCCGACCCGCTGAATTTTCGCGCGAGACGCTTCGATTATAACTCCATCCGCAGTAAGCGGAAGTCCTTTTGCGTAAGCTGTAAACTTCCGTCCGATATACCCCGCACTGAATTGAATAGGGAATGTAACAACTCCTGCTGAATTTGGTGTGAGTTCCACAACATCACCATCGCCGAAAACCGTAACTGTAGTTGCATTGCGCAAATTCATCGGCAGCGTAACGGAGGTCTTTAGCGCATCAAGTGTCCAATTGCCCTGCTCGTACTCATAATACGGAAGTTCAGTTTCGTCCTGCCAAGCTTCTAAAAGCTTACAAACAACTTCAGTCGTAGACGTAAATGTTAGCACAACCGCAAATGTTTTACCAATTCTAACTCGCGAACCTACATCACCAGCTGTAAAGACTGCCGCATCCGCAACAACTCTAACCCCATCTTCAACATCATAATCAAAAACAGTTATATTAGCCGCAGGCTTATTAAAGCCAAACGCCCAGCCTTCATCTACACCGGCATGATCGTAATTGGTAGAAGCTTCACGATCCGCGAAATGCTCAAGGCTTCTATAAATGTTATTGTTCTTATCGAGCCTATCGACCACCATATAGTTAACTTCACGTGCATCTTCAGGCACAGAGATTACACTTTTAACCTTACCGTCTGTTTTATGCGGCGCCCAAGGGAAAGACTCTTGCTCCACAGAAACAGCCAGACTTAACATCGTACCATTCTTAACTGCGCCCCACATTGCGTAATATGGTCGAGGTGTATAACACCATGAGATAATTTCACGCTTCAAAAGATCAAGAGACAAAGTTGATATATCCGTTCCGCCAAATTGCCGTGAGAAGTTGTTATACGAAAGCAATCTGACTCGACGATTGTTAGGCTCAGCGTACAGAATATCACTATCAATTTCAAGCGGCGGAAGGTCGGAACAACCAACTCGAGTTTCAGGTGTCGCATCAACATCAATAGGTGAAATAGCGCCATTCGATCCGCGGACTAGCCAAAGACCTACGTCAGTAAATACAAGTAGTCCCGCCTTAGTCGAAACAATGTGCCGAATGTATCCGAGGATTTTTGTATCCAAATCATACTCATAGGATTCATTCGCGCTGACAACACGAGAGGTTGTGAAATTGAAAAACAGAGTAGCTTGCGATCCCCAAAAGCGAAGCGGGTAGCGTGCTGTAGCTGCATACAATTGCCGTTGCTTATGGTAGGCAGAGAGCAATGGATACTCTGCGCCAGTCCCTGTAAGGTCGATGGTAAATGTTGCACCACTTCCCGCACTCGCGCCGCCTGCACTGTCCTGCACAGTTATTGAAGGTGATGTATAATCCCGACCTGGATCGAGAATGATAACTCCAATAATCACACCGCCATCTACGATTGGCATGAGCTTTGCACCAGACCCATCTGCATCTGTAACAACAAGTGTATCAGTACGGTCATAGCCGGTACCACCAGCTGTAACTGTAACAGACTCAACAGCAGCTTCGGCAAACGGATCAAACGCTTGAGGGAATGTTTTGGTAAAATCAGGTGTTATGTTAGTGTCAGCAAATCGCGGAGCATAAGCTTCTCCAACATACCCAAATTGCAGCGCCAACGTCACACTGTTTTGCGTAACAATTCGAGTTCGGTAAACATTGTAAGATACCGCATCCGCAACAGTGTCCCACTCAATAGAAACGCCGCCTTGCACCGAGGCATAGTTAGCCAAGGCGAGTGCAGGGAGGAAATTACTCGGCAGACTTTCTTCGCCTTCCGCATTAACACTGGTGACGATAAAGCCAACGCCATAACTACCGGCAGCGAAAACAGTATCAACAGCTAGGCCGGTTGGTGCCGTTCCGCCTACAGTTCGTTCAACCACAGTAAATGACCAAGTGCCGTCTGACTCGCGTTTGATTTGCGCGGGCGCTGTGTCAAGTGAGGTGATGTTAATCACATCGCGAGCTTGTTCCAATCGCAAGTTCGCAATCTCCGCATCAGTATAAGGAAGCGTAAGCTCATAAACTTTATGTGCAGTCATACTGCCGGAAGCGGCCCAATTATCCAGATCAGTCACGCCGCTATACAATGACTCGACCTTGAAGTTATCCGCATCAGTGACCGAGCTTACCTTAAAGGTTTCGCCCTCAACCGTGTCCGGAACATTGGTACCGTAAAACTCAATCAAGTCCCCAGCGCTATACCCGTGCGCAGTGACTTCAAGACTGGTTTCTCCGGCTGTAGTGCTTGCCGTTACAATAGCCTTTGAGTCCTCAAGCTGATAAAAACCTTCCTGAAGGAAATAAGCTTTACCTGCGGTGATATATACTTCAAATGTATTGGCACTCTCTCGAGCAAACACAAAGGGGAATAGGATTGAATTAGCGCCTTGGCCAGGCAACAGTACATCATGCATCATGCCAGGTCTAGAGACAGCAGAACCTGTATGAAGCAGTACATAATTTTGCGCGTAATCAAGACCGAACCCATACTTTTGCAGTATAGACTGACCCCATAAATTATCGCTTATAACGCCAGCCGTGAAGCCGTATTGAATAAGCCTAGCTGACATTAGCGCTGCTTCCTACATTAAATAGTTCGCCATATGGATATACGTATCGAGAAGGTTCGGGAGCCCGAATTACCCCGCGTGCCCTATGCCACGACGATATGGCTTTAACCGGCTCATCATCGACATTCAATACCGCGGAACGAGTTTCCATAATCATTCGATTAGCACGTTCTCCTAGCCTCACCACATCGCGATCCCGTCCCGAGAGACTGTTTGCGCAAAAAGCGGCAAGAACGTAAGAAACAGTAATAAACAAATCATTATCATATAGACCGTAATTAGTTTCATATTTCGTATACTCCAGTATCGGCGCTGGATCACCTGTGTGAAGAACCTTATCATCGCCGCGCACACCGAGAAGAAAACGCATACCGCTCGATAATTGCCGAGGACGTAACATATCATCGGGAAGGTTGTATGTGTACTTATGACCAGGCGCAGGATCGCCCGCAGTCCAATCCATATTATCACTACGTTCTGCGTGGAGGTTCAATTTGAATTCGGCACGGGCAGCGGGCCAATGACCTGCCGCCAGTACCAGTTTTACCGCAAACGGCTCCCAGACCTTAAAGCTAGCCCAGCGTTTACTATCCTTGGTAGGGTTAGTCAACGTGCCTCGATTGCCTATATGAGAGGAAGCGAGTTGGAAGAGTTCCGTTTGCGTTTGTGCCATTACAGTGTAAGTCCTGTTTCAGTTTCAGTTTCACCAGTACCCTCTTCAGTGACGTTACCGGTTTCAGCTGCAGCTTTCTCATCTTCAAGCTTGTCCAACTTTTCCTGCATTTCTGCCATCTGCTTGGACATATCAATGAGCTGTTCTTGTGCCGCTCCGTTATCCACAGGCGCCGGAGCAGCCTCATCAAACGATGCCTCACCAAGAACTTTAGCTGTTCGCGGAAGCATTACCCCCGAAGGGATAACACAACCAGAACGAACTACCGGATACATTTCGCCGTCCGGCCCGAAAAACGGAACTTTCAAACGAACGCGACTCGGCACTTTAAGCACAGTACCATCTTTGGGTTTTGTAGGTACTTTAGCCATTAGCGTGCTCCATCAGGGTATTTCTTCATCTGTGGTGGTGTCACAGTGAGGAAAGCGTTAAGGGCACCGGCAGTCATTGCCGCTGTTCCGACATCTGCGATAACGCCGAGATACCGTTCGTAGAGTTTGGCATCGGTTTCTCGCGGAATTTGAACAGAGAGCAGTGTCGCACCGGCAACAAGGTCGGCCATTGCATACGTGCCCGACAAAATGTGCGTAGTTGCACTATCGTCAACCGCAATAGCTGCTTGCGCATCAGAGGCCAATTCAACCGCCAATGTACCAGAACCGCCAGAGGTGAAAGTTGTCTGCACTTGAACAACGAAGAATAAGTTGTCCGAGCTGCCGACATCTCGAGCGACATCAGTATCAATGACATCGCCGATAAGTCGCTTACCAGTGCTACCGCCAATTGCGATAGAACGGGCAAACATATTGTGATCGTCTAACCACATAGTAAAGTCCTTTCTTAAACTACACGAGCTTCATCAGCTGCAAGCGCCGCAACACGACGAACAGGAATGCCGTCGAAATTGAGGATTTTCTTGCCGCCAACTTCATCCATGGAGAGGGTTGAGTTTGAGACCTTCGAAATCAATTGACGACGAAGCATCGAGCGAACAGTTTTTGGTACGTAGAAAGCTGGTCGTGTACCTTCCAGTCCTTCCGCGAGTTCAAGTGCCTGCACCATAAGATCAAACAAATCGGCACCAGAGGAGATGTCACCCGTTAGGAGTGACTTGTCGATGTTGGCGATACGAACGACACGGCGCCAATCTTTGACGATAAGCCCCGCATTCATCTCGTAATGCGAGACATACGCTTCCATTTTACCGACATAAGTACCAGCTGCGTCAAACCGAGCAACAGTTTGCTGCCCCTTATCATGATGCTGCATACCGGCTGTAATGCCTTTAGGCACAATGCCGTGACAAGAACTATCGCCCCAGCCTACAAGCCAGATAGAAGCATTGTCCGAACCAGTACCGCCAGCATCAATAATGTTTTCGCCAGATTCAGCTGACAAATCATTAAAGTGTTGAGCGAGGCCGGTGAACTCTTCAGGGCTAGTAGCTTCATTGCCGTAAAACAATGTGCTCGCCAGTTCCTGGCCGATCGACTCCAAATGCGGCTTATCTTCGGAAAGCCGGAATTCGACTGTATTTCCGTTAAGATCGGCCTCTTTGACGTCAATCTCAGAGTAAGCTTCAAGCATACCACATGACGCAGTAATTTGCGCTGTGGTTGAGCGGTCAGGCATAACACCGCCGTTGAGGCGACGCCAAGTTGGTGTAGGCAAACCTGTGCGAATTGTGGTACGGTGACCTGTCGCAAGGTTGCCTTCTTTCCACGACATGTCGTCGAGGATTTCGTTAGTCTCGTTGAGAATCTCGATGATTGCTGCAACGCTTCCGTCAGGTTCTTGACGGTTAGCCAGCTCCAGCAATGTCGGATTCGCTACGGGTAAGGTAGCCATAATCATTCATCCTTTGAGTTAAATATTCGTTGAGCTTGTGTTTTAGTTTCTTCTGACGTCGGGTCACCTACTGTGGGCTTACCTTCAGAAATTACTCGAGACACCTTCGTCAAGAACTCGACAAATTCAACGCGGTTTCCAATACCGGTTGTATCTATCCATTCACTTAACTCAGGTGACCCAAATTCTTGCATGACATCGGCAACCGCAGCTTCAGTAGCCGCTAGGTTGTCTCCGCCTAAATCTTTGTGTGAGGCAATATCTTCCCCCCACTTCTGAATTTCCGCAACTGCATCTGTTTGTACTTGTTCAAGCATTGCACTCATTGCGTCAGCGTGGATTTGGGTCAGTGCATTGGCGCGATCTTGCGGGGATAGGTCTGCGTCATTCAGCGTATCAATAAAGCTTGAAACAAACTTTTCATCCGCTTGGAGGTTGTCAGGCAGGGAAAGATTTTCCGCGGTTAAGGGAGTAATTTCCTCGCCGCCAGAATTTTCCTCATCACCGGAATTTTCATCTCCAGTGCCCTCATTATCTTCCTCTGGCGAAGCTGTGTTCTCCCCCTCGCTCGCTGGAGTTTCTTGGACTTCTTCATTCTCGCCTTGTGCATTAGGGTCATTTGACATCGTGGTTTTCCTTTAACATGAGTAAGTAGTTTTCAATATCCGCACCCTGAAAATTGTTCTGAATGCGCTGACCAAATGCCTTAAAACCTTGTGCGAAAAGATAGTTCTCAGTACCTGTAAGTGGGGGACTATTGTCGTTTGTCCCTGCCGCATCCAACCACACAGCTACAAGTGCCCGAAACGATTTATTCGTAGCGAGTTCTTGGATTAACTGAGCTTCTGTATTACGGACTGTAGGCATTGTATGGCTATCCTTTTTGACACAATATCATAAGCATTTGGCGTAGTCAAGCCGCCACACCCTAACTGAGTAATGCTTGGAGGGCATTAGCGCCCCCACCCACATCAGTTTCAGATAGAGTCTTAGCACCAGCAATTGCAGTTTCAGCAGTGGCCGACGCCTCGAGTGCGGCATTCTGTTCTTCACGTTGTGCGCGAAGCTGTTTAACGGAACTGTTGTCCCGTATGATTGTAGCATGTGCGCCCACGTCAGTTCCATAAGCATAGATAAGCTCATCGAAGTCAACGAGATCAAGCACCTGCGGGTTAAGCCCTGCGACATTACCGACCATCTGCAACAAGCGTTCAGTTGGAACAGTGTTAACGGCGCGCTGGACTGAGGATAGGATTGAGATGTATTCGAACTTGAGTTCCACATTTAGTAGTTCGCGGGGCGGATCAGGGAAGATACCTGCGCGGAGACAGATGTTGAATATGCGGTTAAGATCGGGATCGAGTTTCTCAGACTCAAACCGTTCTAGGAAGTGGGCGAGGAGTACAAGCTTCTCTTCCCTACGCGCATCAATCTCAGTGGCGGACCGAACCGTGTCGAGCTGTGCGATCATTTTGAACAGATCGTTGTGGAACATTTCCTGAATTGACGAGATAAGTGCATTTGCATCTGCACGCAACTCTTGGAACGGCATTTGAGTTCTGTAAAGTTCTCGCGCACCAGTAGCCTCGCCAAGGTTCTGAACATAAGTTCGTCCACCTGGGAGCGAAGATTTAGGTTCATTCGCCAAGCGGCTGTCATAAAGCATCGGCGGGTCGGCCATCTTCTCAAGGCCGATACCTTTCTCAATGAGGATTTGTTTAAGTTCGCGCATATCGGCAAGCGCATCCATAGCGGGCGAAACGCCAAGACCTAGTTCTTCATTCCAACGCGGGAAAGTGGCGGGCTGTTCTTTGTAGCCTTTAATCTCCAGCACAGAGTCTTTCACATTCTGCAACATGTATACTTCACGCCAAGGTCGTCGGTCCGCGAAGTGGTTAAACATATGCATACTGTGCGAGCGTTCGCAGAAATGAAGAACGGTCTTTTTGGAATTAAGTGAATTGGGGTTCTTCAGCTGTTCTTGCAGTTCTGGCGGAAGATTTTCTTTCCCGAACCGCTTTGCCATTGTCCGGAGTTTCATTTTAACTTCACGAGCATAGGCGCGAACTTTGCCAAACTCATCATAGGCTACATAAAACTCGCCAACATTGAAGCGCTGAACGCGGAACAATTCATCAGTGTTCTCAAAGATTTGATGCCCTGATATATTGAAGAAGTTTAAGTCGAAGTAACCTGATGCGGCGGTGTTGTAGTAATTGGATTGGGCCAGCACAGAATACATGATCTGAGTTACTTGTTGCAACCATTGCCGTGAACTCCACGAAAGCAGAGACGCATCCGCCCCGATGCCGCCCTTAAACCAAGGTCGAGTTGGAGACGTAATTCCGTTCATCAAACCAGCAGTGGCTACTCGACCGGCACGCAATCCGACTGATGTAATGTAATCAGGGTTGAGTGAAATCTTTTCGCCCTTCTGCGTGTTAATTAGCCACGGGTGAACATAAGGGAGATACTCGCGAGCGATGTCCCTCCACATAGTCCAATATGGGCGGCGCATAGCTTTCATTGAAGCTACGTCAGCGCTAATCGCCTGCCGCGTCTCTTCAGGAATGTTAAGCACTAGTTGATCCACCTGTGGTAAATGTTTTGCCGGTTTGCGCTTTCTTTTTCAGCTTGCCGATTGAGGAAGTGGTAAAGGTTTGAAAGCCTCCATCACTTACCGATTTCGTATCGACCATTGCGTCAGCCTGTACCGGCGTTGATGCGCTTTTCTGGACTTTGGGAGATGCCATCATTATGCTGCTTCCTTCCTTTGATAGGGGTTGTATTTGCGGGAGTTGGTATAGGTAGTCTTAATCTTTTTACGTGGACGAGTGGCGAGCGATGGGAAGGCGAATGTTAAGGCAAGCGCATCACCTACGTCAGGTGAACGGCCCTCACGAGATTTAATAAGCTCTTTCGCTTCCAATTGCATCGCGTCGCGTTTGTTGTAGGCATAATTGGTTGTGATGAGATCATCTACGATAGTGTAGTCTTGATCGATAGTGAAATCTTGAAGAAGTGCACCCTTCATCCAGCGAGAAGCCTCAAGCCAAATACCCGCCCTCATATTCTCACATTTGATGTTGTATGAGTTTGGTTCAGGTTTGCCGGAGAAGTTAACTCCATAAACGGGAAAGCCTAGTTGGCGAAGTCGGTCTACAACACCTGCGCCGAGTCCGGTCTCATCTACATTGATTTGATGCGCGCCGTATTTTTCGAAACACTCAGCAACGCGTGAAGCTAGTTGCATTGTGTCGAGGCCCTTATATAATTCAATAGGCCGACTACGAGCATCGCGCCCTTGGCGAGGGAATATTACTGAATTGTCATCACCGAAGCGGGCGACATCAACCCCGAGAATAATATTCTCATGGGGGACGTAGCTGCCTACTTCTCTGGCGATAGCATTCATGACATCCTCGCGCGAAATGAGTGAGGAGACATCACTTCGCGGAAACTCACCAAGGACGCGAACACGAGTAAAGTCATGGTCGATCCCATAGTCATCTATGTATTGCTGTAGTTGCTCCTTATTGGTTGTGGCGGCTTCCATACTGTTAACAGTTTCCTGCATCCAGCGGTGAGCAAACTTACCGTCGTCGAAACACTCGCGAAAACGTCCAGTGTTCTTTGTTGGGTTTCCGAGTGCTACCCAAATGATTTGAGTATCAGCATCAGTCATGGCACCTTCGGCCACTTCCCATACTAAGTCGTGAATGGCGGAAGCTTCGTCCATCATAAGGATAAGGCGCTTACCCTCGTTGTGCAGTCCGGCAAAAGCTTCTGTATTTCGTTCCGACCAAGGTGACATATCATATCGCCACTCATCAGTCATTTCAGGATCGACAGAGTGAAGTGACGTGGCGCGAAGTTTGAAGAGGTCCTTTGTCATAGAAAGTCTGCGCCACTTAGCAAACTCAACCCATGTACGTGTGCGAAGCTGGCGTTCGGTACCGGCAGTCACTATGCCCCTTGCACCTTCAAAAGTTGACATACCCCAATCAGCAAGCATGGAGGAGAAGGCTGATTTGCCGATTCCGTGACCTGACTTAATCGCAATGCGTACAACCTTTTCGCCAGACTGTAAAGCATTGCCGATCTTGGTAAATGCTCGGCGCTGCCAAACATCTGGGCCTCGCCATTTACGCAAGTCATACCGCGGATCAAGCCAGGGGTATGCCCAATAGACATAGCCTAATGGATCATCCGAGTATTCCGCCAACTTTTCGAAAATTTCCGCGTTCATTACTCAGCGTTCTTCCCGAAAATTTTATCCGCCGGAGAGGCTTTTTCAGGATCGGGAAGTTCAATAGCTGTAAGCTGTATTCGCGCAGAACGATTGACACCTTCGGTCGTTTCGTTTTCGGAGCGAGATTCAACCTTACCTTCCGCCACAATTGCGACAGGCTGTCCTAGTTCGAGTGCTTCAAAGAAACCTTCCGGCATCTTATCGAGTGTTTCATTGTCCAGATAAAGAGAAAGGCCCCAAGGATACTGATCTTGGGGCATCTCGCTCATCGAGGCTTTTTCCTCATTGAGTTCTTTTTTCGTGCGTTTGAGGTCAATTTTCATCAGCTATAGTTCCTTCGATTGTAGGAGTTTCTGCAGCTTCGATTTTACCGCGTTCCGCATTCTCCCGCGCAGCACGAAGCCGTTCGGCAATGCCGATATTGACATTGACGTCTTGAGTTTGTTTTGGGCCTAATCCTGTCCGATCAAGAGAAAGTTCTGCGAGTCGCATAAGCTGCGCAAAGGTGATGTCCTCAGGTTCATTCTCGAGCCGATGCTCAATCTCGTCCATTGCTTCGACTGACAGAGCTGCGAGTCGTTCTTTTGCTTGCGCGAAATCGTGATCGTCAGTTTGTTGGTAATGCAGGACAAGCTCAGAGAAAGATGGATCGCCAAGAAGTTTAGACACTGTTGCAGGAGTATAGCCGTATGTGTGTGCAGCAATACCTGGCCGCATACCGGCAGCAATCGCTTTAGCAAGAGAATGGTGGCGAGCGCGCAATTTCTTAATTGGAGTCGCACCTACAACTTCGCCTTGGCCGAGAATGGACAAATCTTCTGGCGTGAGTTCGCCCTCGAGATTATGCTCAAGTGGCTCGACAAAATCTTCAGTTGTTAATGCTAAACCTAGCACTGGCGCGACTCCTTGCGTGACCCATCCACACGCGCATATTATAATGTGAGTCGCGGACAAATGTCAACGCTTTTCTTTTTAGAACTGCCATACGTGAACTGCGTTCAAAACTTTCACCTCCTAGAGCCGAACCGCGGGAGCGTCATTTTACTAATCGTCTTTTCCTGAGCTTTACAAGCGAAGAGGAGGTTTTAGCTGAAACTCAAAAATCACACAAATTTGGAGAGGATGATCGTGACTGGGAAAC